GAATATTTAATGTCTTATTACATTCTATGATGTAAGACTGCATCGGTAAAGGGAATATGTCAATAGGGAAAACAAGGTCGTTTATTTCAATGTTTGGTTTATCTTTTATCTCTATTTCTTTTACTAACCTACTACCAAAACCTTTATGGTATAAATCACTTGATGAGGCTTTAAAATCCCCGTTATGATTCTTATAAGTGTATGCAGCGAAAGGACTTAAAAGCTTTTCATGTGGGTAACATGTAGCCGTTGAAAACAAAAACATACACCCGGAATCCTTATAAACATAACCGCTATGTAATGATTTACTTCCTGGCCTTTTAATAATATACTTATTGGATAAAGTCCTAATTATATCAAAATCATTGCTTATAATATCAAATATTGATGTTTTTTCGTTATAATCATTCCATGTACTAACATCTTGTTCTTTATACTCTTTTTCTATCTTTGGCTCCGGTTTAATTGTATCCTCTTGATAATTAAAAGTTTTGCATATCTGCCAAAGTATCTCCCTATCCTGCTCATCTATTTCTTTAATATCGGTATAGCTTAACTCACTGATTTGATTATCATAAACAAAAACATATCCACCAATACCACGGCTTTCTATAATGGCCTCGGTTTGACCTTTTAGCCTGGCTATCTTTTTATTACCTTCTATTTTATTGCATCTATAAATAATATGATACCCTTTGTTTATAGTTTTATAGATTACAAACTTTTTATCAAAGTCATCAATATTATCCTTACAAAAAGATATCAATTCATTCCAAAAATCTTGCTGTTCCTTAAGGCTAGATAAAACTTTTAAATCTACGTCTATTACCTCCAGGTTATTAAATCCGGTTATTATACCTATTCCTTTTGCACTATCATAATGTTTGATAAACTCCTCTTTGCTTATTATCTCACTTTGGTGTTTTTTCCAAAGTATGGAAGGCTTTTTGTTATCCCCTATTGGTATTAATGAAAGATTACTATCTAGTAACCTATTACATCGTTCTATTGGAATCTTCATAATTATATAAAAAAAATTAGCCTTAAAAAACTTATGTAGCATCTCACTTCTACACGCATTTAATAAGGCTTAATATCTTAAGTTACTATAATGTGAGATGGTAACTGATTACAAATATAATATAAATAATTAAAAAAACAATACTTTATAAAAAAATATACTATATATATTTTGTTACCCCTATTTACCTTTTTGTCACCCCTAATTCACCAGGGGGTAACAAATCTTTTCTTAGTGCCACGTGACTTACAGCGTTTTTGTTACCTTTGTCACCCCTAAATAGAAAAAAATATTTTATTTTATTATTTTTTATTTTTTAAATATTCTTTGTTACCCCCGGTAAAAGGTAACAAACCTTCTGAATCCCTTGGTATCATTGAGTTTTTTTTGTAACCCCTATGAGGTAACAAGGTAACAAACTACTCCAAATTTTCAAGCTCATATAAAACCTCTTCCCAATATAACACAACTTCAGACTTCCCGTAGTTACCTACCCACTCGGCTTCAAAATAGTTAATAAATCGGTTAATTATTGCCCTTGATACATTCATGGATAAATTATTTACTAACGGTGTATTACCTTCTAAATATAATAATCTATAAGCTTCATCATAGATTTCTTTTGCTTTTGCTTTAGTTGTCATTTGAATAGATTTAATTGTTTAGTATGGTTATTAATTCTTTGCATCGCTTTATCAAAGTATTCTTTGTCTAGTTCGCACGCTGTAAGATCAAAGCCATAATCGTGGCAAGCTATCGCTATACTTCCGCTGCCTAGATGGGTGTCTAAAATTTTGTCGCCTGGTTTGGCGTATTTGTCTAATATCCATTTGTATAAAACTATTGGTTTTTGAGTGGGATGTATAGTACCGCCTTCGCGAACTAAAACAATAGGGTTTTTTGTATATTCCCTTAACGCTCTATTAAAAGAACTGTATGCTAATTCTGCGTCACTGCTTGAAAATTCTCCTCTGTCTTTTCTCCATACAATCCACCCCATTGAACTAGGTAAATGTTTTGTAAAATAATTTGCTCCCCAAATAATTTGATTTTTACTAACTCTAAAAAGTTCTTCAAAATATTCTTTTTCAGGAATTGAACTATCCCATCCTTTAAACTTGTGTGCTTTTCTCCCTCCGTGGCTTCCGCTTGTTTTTTTAGCACCATCATATCCTATTCCATACGGCGGATCTACAATAGCAAGTTCAAAATGTTTATCTGGATACCTAGCCATAAGCTTCATGTTATCCTCATTTGTTATATTTAGCATAATGTTTGATAAAATTGATAAAATGATTCAAAATCTTTTGCGATATAATAAACCCCTCCAGATCTTTCAATGATTGTTTGATATTCCTTTTGTGCCTCTGACTGCCTATCCTTCCCGTACTTTACTTCTATCTTGATGGACTTACCTTTAATAGTTGCGCTAATGTCGGCCGTTCCATTTGTACCGGTGCCTGGAATATATTGCCCGGATCCTATCTGAACTGTCTGCCCTTGTATGTTCTTTACTTTTTTTGTGTTATCAATATACCGCCCGGTGTTGTTTATCCGCTCTGCTTGGTAACCCATAAGCTCAATGTACTTGATAATAGCCTTGGTAAGATTGTTTGCTGAACTATCGGTAAACTTAGGTTTTGGAATACAATGTGCTGGCATTGTTGAAATGGCTCTCAATCTCTCGAAAGCCATTTCATTTAATATCTGCAATGGTTTCAAATTATAATATTTTTAGTTAATAAATAATTGATATGATCTTCTTTAGAACTTAAATAATTACCATTTAAATCTTTAAATATTTTTTTATCAATATCTAAAATTAAAAAATTATGTGATCTTCTATGATTAAATTTTTCAATTATAATAATATCAGTTAAAAATTCATTATTATAATTCCAATGATGTAATTCATAATTTTTTGGTAAATCTTTATATAATTTTCTTAATCCTTTATAAATTGTAGTTTTTTTCCATGGTTTATTAATATCCCATAATTTTTGATTTTCTTTATAATTTAATCTATGATATTTTTCTTTTGATCTTTCCCTTTCTTTTACAATAAAATTAAAATCTTTGCTTTTAATTAAATAATTTTTTTTAACATCTATTTTATTACATTCTTTACATTTATTTAAATGTCCATCTGCCATTAATTTATGTTTATAGAAATCATTTAATTTTTTTTCTACATTACATTTAAAACATATCTTCATAATTATCTTTTTTAGTTATAATTACAAAGATATGAATTAAAAAGTTTAAAATGGTTAAAAAGGTAGTCCCGAATCATAACTATCTGCAATAGCGTTACCCATTGTTTCGCTCATCTGTTGTTTTAAAGCTCCTACTGTTATCGTTTCGCCGGACTTCCAGGAAGTTTTACCGTTACCAATATAAACCTTAGGTGTTTTAACTTCTCGCTCCTCCTTAGATTGTTGCGCGGTTAACTTAACATCGTTTCCGAACTGATCTTTTTCGTCATTTACTGTGATGCTAAAATTATAATATTTAGCGCCGTTTTTACCTTCTACAATTTTGCTTTTATCAATTTTACTCAAATCGATTGATGCATTAATAATTTGTGCCATAGTTTTAGTTTGTTTAGTATTTAATAAATATTCCGTTAATTGTTTTCCCTTTTCTTTCTTTAATCACGTTATACGCACTTTCTAAGGCTTCTTTATAGTTTATCCCTAATTGTTCACTAAGTATTATTAAAACCACTTGAATATCGCCTATTGCGTCTATTTGATCCACTTTGTTATTTTTTGCTATTGCTCCGGCTAGCTCGCCAACTTCCTCACTTAATTTGAGCATCTGTTTTGTGGCATTGTCCGGAATCAATATTCCGCGCTCCTTTGCCCATTCTAAAACTTTAACAACCATAATATTGAGTCCTTTGTTTAATTGATTTAATTTTTTCTAGGTAAAGTATAGCATCCATTAGCTCCTCCTGCAGGTGATTTATAAAGTCATCGTTGTTATTCTCTTCTAATGTCGTGCCATACTTTTTAATCCCTAACTCTGAGCGTTGCTCAAACTTGCTTATCACTTGTTGCACTATCTTGTCCTTCATTTTGTTTTATTATTTTAGCCATTTCTTCGCGTAGGTAATCACATACCTCATGAATAGCATCTGTTAAATTATCTGTGAATTCTTGTTCCTCGGGTGTATATTTTGCATTCATATCACTCAATTTAAGCCAATGTTCGCAAGCCTCTTGCATGTTGCTAAATGAAAGCTTCTTTTTATGTTTAAAATGCCCGTTAAGCATCCTTGTTTGGTCCGTTGCAGCCCTTAATAATGCAACTAATATATTTACTTCGATTGATGGATTCATATTAACACCTCCCCGTGACTGAGCCACATTTACATGATTTATAAAATTTGTTTCCCTTTGTGCATATAGTGTATTTTATGCCACTGCTTCCGATTGATTTATGCTCATCTTTAATAAACTTTTCTAAAAATGTATCAAAATACACCAGGCATTTAAAGATTTTATAATATACGTATTGTTTTAATTGATTCATAACTTTTCTATTTCTAATTTAACTTTTTCCCAATAAGGATAAGTTGAATGAATTTCTGTATTAAATGGGTTGCTATGGGGATTAGAATTTAATATTTGTTGTACTGCTATTAAAGCACATTTTTTGGATAATGATATTCTAATTCCATCAACTAAATCATTTACTTGTGATAAATTTATTGATAAATATTTATTAAATAACTCATTTGCTTTTTCTTGTGGATTCATAACTTTTCAATAAATTGTTTAACATCATTCCAATAACTAATATACTTTGATTTTTGCCATTCATCTGTTATGTATGTTTTATTTTCTAATATGTTTTTTACTGTTATTAATGCGTTTTCCTTGGCCTCATTAATAGGCTTGTTTCCTTGTTTGAAATCTATTATTAGATCTACGGCTTTATCTCTAGGTATCATCTTAGTTGTAAATTATAGTTAGTTAATAATACTGCTCCTCTTACTTCTTTGCCTTCTTTTATAGCGTTTTTTATTGCTATCTTGTCTGGTTGGTAACTTATTTTTTCAGTAATATATTCATTGCTTAATCCCTCATAGATTTCAACTGATTCAGACTTTCTGAAATTCATTTTAAACGTGGGTGCTTTTACTTCCAGGATCCCGAACAACTGCATCGCATCTGATATATTACTCTTAAGCTTTTCAATTGCATTTACACGAGCCTTTTTAAGCTCATTTAAGCGCTTTATTTCTGTTTCTATTATATCCACTTCACTTTCAAAGTTTTTAATCACATAACCGTAGTTTATGGCCTTCTCTTGCAAGTTTGCTTCGGTTATTATTAAAGCTTGTTCAAGCTCCGGTGTTAATTCACCTTCTGCAAGTTCCTGGGCTATTGCTAGGTATTCCGATTTAATATTATAAAGATTCAAAATATACCTCCATTTCTTTAGTTACTGTATAGTGTTGTTTGATTTGTTGTATTGTGAAATTACCTTGCTTAGCTTTATCAATGTTTTCCTTGGTAGCTATTGGCTTGCTCGTAGTTGTCATGTGGGCATCATCATCATCAATTTCTAAAGCTAATAACGAACAGATAGTGTAACGTCTAAAGTAACTAATCGCACTTCCTAATGGCTGAGGCGCTAAGCCTACCGGTATAGGTATAAAACTACTTATTGAATCCTTGCCGTCTGTTATAACTGTTCCTATTCCGCGTTCGTCAATAGGCTGTGTTATCAATAAACCTACTTCGTTTAATATCGGTTTAACTTCGCTCAATACTTGTTTTAAAGTGGCATAAGTATTTTTAAAATGTGGGTTTTTAGCATCTTTTTTAATTACTGAAATCTGCTTTTGAAATTCAAGTAATTTGTCTGTTAGTGTTTTCATAGATCAAATTCGTTAGTGGTGTTTAAATCGTCATATTGAGTTTTCAAGTAATTTATTTCAGATTGCAAAAATTCTAATTCGTTTTGTTTCTCCTCAATTTGTAACATAATCTGGTTTAATTCATAAGCTTTGTTTTTCTTATGCCAGATATTCTGCTCATAAATATGTCTCTCGTAGTCTTCCATAGTTCAAAGATAATAATAAGTTTAATACTAACAAATTTTGTACCCTATTAATGATAAATATTGTAGAAAATAATCTGCTCTTGGTTTGTTTTTGCCATTCTCCCAGGCCGTTATTCTTTGTGGGCTTACTCCCATCTTTACCGCTATTGAGTTTTTGGATATTAACTTTTTCTTTCTATGCTCCGATGCTTTGAACATCATTTGTTCTAATGTTACCATAATAAAGCTGCTGTTTTATTGTAAAGATTAATTAAGTGTTTATCATTTTGAATAAAGAAATCCATTTTTTTATTGTAAAATATTATTGAGCTATGCCCTTTGTTTATTAAATCACCGATTTGTTGAAGTTGCATAGTAGTTTTGTTTCTTATAATATAAGCGAAAATATATCTTGCTTCTACTATTGGCCTTTGCCTTGCCGGTGATCTTAATACATCTTTGTTTATACCGGTAACTTTTTCAACTGCTTTAAAAACATTTTCCGGGTTTATATCTACTTTTACAACTCCTGGTATACTAAAGTAATTCATGGCTTTATAATTTTTTGATTTATAATACATTCTTGTAAGTAAATTATTAAATCTTTATACAAAATGTTTTTATGAGCTTTTTCGGAATCATAATGTGTGATGTATATTATTTCTTTATCGGGGTAGTCTTGATGCCATTTGCCGGGGTAAAGACTTATATTAATATCTTTAGTATGTCCGGAATACTTAAAGAAAACAGCAGCAAGCTCTAAAGATTCAATTTTAAATAATAACTCACTAATTTTGTTTAGCTTTTCTTTTGCTGTCATGGCTTTATCTCGTTGTTAATTATACATGTTTGAAGGTAGTTAATCAATTTTAAAAAATTAACATCTGAATCGGGCTGATCACAATAGAAGTACTTATTAATCCTTGTTTCTATATTCTTATGCCACCCTCCAGGATATAAATCTATACTTATTTGATCCACATGGCCGCAATACCATACATTAACTGAACCTAGTCCCATTTCTTGAATCCTTATAGCTAATGAGCTAATTTGGTTTAATTTATTTACTGTTGTCATTTTGTTTAAGTTTTAATTAATTTAATTATATCATTATACATTAATTCATAATCTTTAAAAATATCTTCAATTAATTCTAATTTTAAAAGTGATATCCGATGTTCTTCTTGTAAATTATGCTGATCATAAAATTTAGTTTTAGCTCTTAAATCATTAATAAAATCATTATATTCATTTATGTTATATTCATTAATTATTTTTATATCAATTAATAATTCATTTACTGTTTTCATTTTGTTTAAGTTTTAAAGTTTGTACTGTTTCTTTGATATATTCTGCCCAATGATTGAAATTTTGACAAATTCTTGCGGGCTTAACTGTTTTTGCTATAGTTTTTGTTTTCATAATTGTAAGGATTAAAGGTTAATTATTCAAATCTTATAAAATCAAAATTGAAATTTTCAAAGTTTTCTTTGCCCCAATTAACGGCATCGTTATAAGTATTAAAGTATATTTTATCTTTATTAAAGTTTTTATCTTTATTTAAATACTCGATATAAATTTTTTTATTTGTCATAACGTTTAGTTTTAGTGTTTGTTTCTGATACAAATATACTAACAAATTTAATACTAACAAATTTATTTGCATCAAAACATAAAAAAAGTAGTTAAATTTCTCTAACTACTTAATAATCAATCTAATTATTTTTGTTCTACTGTCAACTGACTAAGTGCTGCTCCGATTGTTCCAACTGTTAACCCATAGGTTGCAAGTGCTACAATGCCGGCCGGTAACATTGCCGGGGTAGCTATAATAGCACCGCTTACCGTTCCAATTCCTAACATTAAATTCCTTACTTTGCGCCAAAACTTCGGCGTTGGTGCTAAAAATCTTTCTTTTATTTTCATTTTATAATGAGTATTTGTTTACGATTTTTTACCTTAGAATAACTAACATGAACCCATGAGTAGTTATATTCATTTATTACCTGATCAAACACTAAATTAGCTTTAATCCACTCAAAAAGCTTTTTATTCTCCTCTTTACTACCTGCATCTAGGTCAATCGCTTCGCCTTTTTTATGCTGGCTTGTCAAGCTACCCTTAACCGCACGATTCAAAAGATCACTTCGGTAAAAACTGTTTACCTTAATCGGTTTCCCATACCATAAACGCAATGGCTCAAAACACTTATTAGCAACTAAAATCATCGCTTCTAACTGCATTTTATCCGGTACGTTGTTAATACCTAACTTTGTCGCCGTTGGTGATTGTGTGGCCTCTAAAAATGTTATGTGTTTAGATATGTTTTCCATTATTGCGTCAATAAGTTACCGATTTGATTAGTATATCCCTGGAATTGTAGGTAGTTAATATTTGTTTTCATAGTGTCTTTAACGTAATCCACTCCGATATATGCCACAAACTGCCCATCTTTAAAATAAGGTGCTATATATAAAGACTTTACCCCTTGATTTGTTAGCTCAATCCTGGTGGTTGTCTCCTCCATGTTCTCAATGTTTTGATAGTGCATTTTATTAAACATAACATCTTGAAGGAATACCGGAAATAAACTTACCGGAATGTTTTGCTGTTGGCTTGATACTCTTGAAATGCCTAAATTAACAACTTCAAACGTGCATGATTGATGGTTTTTGTGCGTTCCATCGTAAAACTTTATAGTATTATGGAATTGAAAGATATAAGCCCTATCCGCTGAATATTTTACAAGCAAATCATTAAGCATTCGATTTATCAAAACATTATTGCTAATATCTTTGTTAATCTTTTCACTAGTCAATAGTTTAGAAATGTCATTCTTAAACCAATAAATCAAGATCGTTATAAATAAAATTATAATTATTTCAAATCTTAACTTATTGATTGCCTTTAAAATATTGGCTAGGTTATCCCACATTAGATAAATGGATTTATTACTTCTTTAGGCACATATAATATTAATTCTAAATCTTTAACCCAAATAAACTCAGGATTATTGCAGTATTCCATTTCTTCAATAGAAATAACCCAATTATCTGCAATGTCTTGAATCGGATTAAAAAAAGAATCAATAGTATATAATTGACCTACTAATAATTCTTTTTGCTCTAATGTCAATAAACCTACATATGTAGTGTATTGTTCTCTTGTTATGTCTGTTATTTTCATGATTATACTTGTCTTGATAAACTTGTTTGATAGGCTTGTACTATATTTGTTAAATTAGTTATTTCTGTTGAATTTAATCCGTCTGCAATAAATGAAAATGCTTGCTGATTGGTTGAATAATAATAATCAGGAGATGCAGCTGCATTATTTAACGCCCCTATCCATATATTTCTATTTGTTTTTCCATTAGAAGGAATATTGTCATTAAATAATAATGTTCCATTTATATATATACTTGCAGTTGTGGCTGTTGTTCTTGTAATAAGATGCAATTTAGTTGTTTGACTTGCTGTAATTGTTGTAAATGCAAAACCAGATGAATTTATCTGTCCATAATACGAAGTACTTACTGGTAATAGATAAGTTCTATAAGTGTCAAATGCGCCAATATAACAATTATAAGAACCCGTATTTCTTAAATAAGACCCAAAAGCTAAATTATCTTGATTAAAATTATTAGGGTTAAAATAAGTATCCGCATATCCATTTGTTCCATTCGGTACAACTCCATTACTTGAATGTGTCCACCCTCCGTTAAAAATTAATCTAAAGGCAGCGTTTAAATCTCTAGGGTCTTTTAAATTAAACTTGTGTGAAGCTGCTGTTCCGCCAACAAATGGATATAAAGCTTTCATTTTAGTCCATATCCCGTATGATTTAAGGGATATTACTAAAGTATTAATAGCAGTTTGTTGTGTTGCATTAGTTATAGCAGCAGCAGTTATAAATGCTTGAGCATCTGCGTCAACGCTAGACTTTTTCATTGAAGATATTAAACTATAATACATTTTATGCCTCCTGATTTAATCCTACCACATCAAATTTAGTATCTGTACTATTCCAAATGCAACCCAAATATAATGTTTTACTTATTACTGTTGTTGTAGGTAAAGTAATCCCAATGGCTCTATAATTATTTCCAAAACCAATTGTTCTTGCCGTTCCATTATCTTTAATTCTTATCATTAATGCTTGGCCTTGCACCATTGTCCCGGTAGGGTTAGCTATTGTTAATCCTGCCGCTTGCGCCGTTATAACAACTAAATCATTTAAACTTGTTGGTGTTACTGTTGCCGCGCTTGTTACTGTCTGAACTCGTGGGTTTATATCCGCTTTTGCATTAAAGGTATTCCAATCTGTAGCAGTTAAAAAACCTTTATTAGTTGTTGATGCTGCCTGACCATTTGTATAATCTATTGATATTAACCCAGATGTTGAATCAAAATCACTTGCTGTAAATGTTGCTGCTCCCTTAGTTGTTCCATCTGCGGCAGCGTTTGCTATTGATAAAGTTCTATTTGCTGACAAATCACCTCCGCCAGATAAAGGGCTTGTAGTACTTATAGTTATAGTTTGATTTGCTGGCGTGTAACCTAATGCCGAAACAACTGTTTTATTCTCCCATAATTGAGATGTACTATTGTAAACTAATAAATCGTTGTTGGCTTGCGTGGCAGGATTAATATAAACATTGTGAAGTTCGTCTATCTCCCAGCCGTTCATAATCTTAACAAATATCTTACCATGTATAGCGTGCGCATATTCTACATATCCCAATACTACAATATGCCCGGACGTTGCAATTGGTTTGATGTTCGTTATTGCTCCGGCTACTGTTGTGCTAAGATATAATACGTCCCCATCTGCCCACGTTTCTGTTTGTAGCGAACCCGTTGTGTTAATCTCTTCTATTTGGCCTAATATCTTTATATAACCCTCTTGATTGTTATTTATATTTTCGCTAACAATACCTATTGTGTCAACTGAGTTGTTATCGTTATTTGCTTGAGCCAAATTAACTTGTAATCGCTGCCCTTGTGCGCTCGTTACCTTAACAACTTTATATTGAGAAGCTAATAGATTCGCACCGGCACCATTAACAACACGTGCAACTGTTTCTTGCCCTATCTTTAATGTACTTTGACCTCCTTTTAATCCTAGGTTAACAGTTCCATCTGTATCATTCCATCTCATTACACCAACACCAGCCGTTCCCGTAGGTGATTGATCAAATGTAACTTGCCCAGCTGACAATTGCCATTCACCTAGGTTTACGTTAGTTGTCGCCCCGGTATAAGGTACTTTTGCATCTAAAGCTGATTGTAAGTCTGTTTGATTTATAAGATCCCCGGTTATTGTACCCCAGGTTGCCCCACCAACACCACCGGCACCCACTTGAATATAAACAGTGCCTGACCATCTATAAATCAAATTAGTATCAAGTGTAATATATATTTTACCCGTTTCACCCGTTACCGGTAAAGCTGCATAATTAGCAACTTCAATTACGTCATCTACGTATGAAGGCAAATATGTGGAATCTATTTTTGTTGAAGCATTTAAAGGCGCATATCCATTCGCTAAGCCTTTGTTTATCGCATTTTCTTTTAACGCCAAAGCATCAAAAACCGCGTCCTGGCTTGGTGCCGTTCCGGTTACCCCGTTGGTTATGGTCTGAGCAACTTGCGAAGGAATATTAATATCTATTGCCATACTACGTTAATTACTGTATTCTTTAAAGTTGGAATTGTTGTTGTTGTAATATTACCGCCGACGTTAAAGTTTATCGTTGTATCGGGTAAAGTTAATGTACTTCCACTCGCCACATAAACTAAATAGCTTAAATCGCTATTTTGTACCAAACTAGGTGAACACTCGCTAGGCCCTTCCGGTGCGCCCACTATTGGTAAAGCGCATAGATTAAATTGCTCCGATAAATTTAGGGTAATATCTATCTTATATCCAGCTACTTCGTCATTGAATCGTTCGGTAAAATCTTCAAATGATACCGATTCTCCCACAAAAAAAAAGTCCTCATATAATGGCGCGCGTAATTGGGCCACAACATCAGTAGCTATCTGTAATTGATCACTTAATACTTCAAGCTCATTTCTTTGGTCTTTATGAACTAAATCCATGAATAACAAAGATAAATTAAGGCTCATTTGTTTGCCTTGTATCTGCCCTGGATTTATTACAGTAAACATCAAAGGATAAGTAACCGCACCATTGGCAACAAGGTCGTAAAGATCCCCTATCCCGTAGCTATTTATTTGCTGATGAGCCGTTGCTATTCCCTCTAATAGCTCGTTTATTTGGTTTAATGTTCTTTTCATTATCAAGTTTTTGAAGGAATATTTTTAGTTTGTTTTCGTTCTTTGTGTACGCCATTAATCAAGACAGTTTGAATCATAGTTTCCTTGGAATCTATCGCTAAAAGGTAAGTTTTTATTTATTGTGCTACCAAGATACATTCCGGTCGAATACATTGTTTTCTTGGGTACAATAGTATCTATGCCATTACCAGGATTTAAATATAAAGGGTATAATGTTGAATTTTCTAAAAGATAGTTAGTAATACGTTGGCTATACCATTGCGCGTTATCTTTAAATCGCTCCTCTAACTTTAACAAGTCATTAAGGCTGGCAGGACTTGCGTTTTCACTTGATCTTGTGGCCACTGACTTATTCATAAACTTGTAAGTCAAAGGCATAGGCGCCTCCGCCATAATCCACCAAATTAAAGCCGGTTGAATATAATCGTCTAATAAAGTTTTATTTAAAACTGATACAGTTACTGCGCTAACTTGTGCTTTGATTTCATTATAAAGTCCGGTGCCTAATATAGGTAACATGAATTTTTCTTGTGCCAATTTAATAACCGGCAGCAAAACTTTCATGTCTACATTCTCGTTAATTATCGAGTTATCCTTTAAGGCTTGCTCGCTTATAAATATAACTGCCATAACTTATGCTTTTTTTCTTAATAAAACTTGCTGCCAAATATGCCTACATGATGTACTCGTTAATCCCGTTTTAGGATTGTGATACCAACCGCCACGCGTTAACCATACATTAGTTCCTAAATCATTTTCTAAAGCTTCTATTTCTTGGCGTGTATAATGTTTATTATCTTTTATTTCTTTTTTACAAAAATCTCTGCTTGTATCTAGTAAAGGTTTACCCTCAATCCCTGGCTTTAAAGCATATTTATATCTAACTAAAATTTCCTCAACCGGTGAATCTAATTTCTTAATACTTTCGCCTTTTTTAGTTAAATTCCTTTCGTTATCTACTGTCTGAATCATGCCGTTATCGGATAACTTTAATAAGGCCTCTTCTACTGTCTTTACGTCAACTTTTAAAGCTTCTGCAAGGTTTTTATTGCTTATTAAATTATCGTTGCTTATAAGGTCTATAATTGACTTGTCTAGTGTTGTGATTGTTATCGTGGCAAAGTTTACCGGAATAGCCTCCGCGTGTATAACCTCATACCCTTCCGAACTTTCGCCGTATTTATCGAATACTTCCAGGGCTTCCGCTTCGGTTAGTTCTTTGCTAAACTTTTGAGTTTCATTTAAATCAATACCAAGCCTTTCAGCTACTTTTTTTCTTAATAATTCTATTGGTATAACCGCCTGAATCAATGCCTCCGAATAATCAACACCTATAATCTCCAAAGGAATAATATTAAGTTTGCCATCAATATTTAATAGATTCGCAAAGTCATTTATTACACCCTCTAATGTCTGTTGTTTCGGGGTAACATAAGTATTTTGGAAAAACTCGGAAGCATCTCTTATTACATTCCTAGCAAATGCCGATTCTCCATCAATTCCAAATAACTGACCGCTTGTAATTCTATGCCCGGTGAATATCTCTTGTGTAACTGTTTTATTAAGTACCTCAAATGCCTTGTCAAAATCGTTTGTTCTTAAAGGAATTACACTCGGCTCTTTATCTTTTCCCTCACTAAATACCAACACAACACCACCCGCGTTATCTGTACCTGTATGTTTGTTTTTAATCTGTTTTTCAATCTCTTTTTGCTCCTCTAATGTAGGTTGCCCGTTGTTAAAACTGATTAAAGTCCCGCCTACAAAGCCGTTCTTTATATTGTTTAAATGGAAGTTTGCGATTTCTTTCTCAATCTCAATATATTTCAAAGCTGCTACATAACCCGGTAACGGGTAAACACCTTGATTTGGTCTATATGCTTTATAGTAAAATATACCGCTAGTTTTATTTTCAGGATCAAACTTTTCTATCTCTTTAAATCCGGTCTTATCAAATGATTGATTATAAGCCTTCCAATCGTTACTAAAAAAGAATTTATCTTGTGTTTTGTTAGTTCTTATCTTACTAAAATCAACATGATATAAATCAAAATCAGTTCTTAAATTATTCCAAATGGCTTGAATATAGAAACCTCCAAATAACTCTAAATCTAAACTAATTTTTTTTGTTAGCTCATATAAACTTTCACTTGGATTTATTGACTGTGTAAACTCTATTAATTTGGCAGCGTTTAATACACTCAAAGCTTTGTTGTTTACATTCCACCCTTTACCGGCAATTAAATCCGCCTTGCCGTCTACAATAGCCCTATGTTTTGGCGCGTTGTCGTACATGTCTAGCAATAAATTAGGAAAGTTATTATCGTTTCCATAACTTATCCACTCTTTGCCCTTGTTTTCCTTAAATTCTGGAATCTCGAACGCGTTTAATTTAACGTAAAGTATATTGCTAGCCATTATAGATTATATTTATTTTAGTTTGGTTATCGTAAGCCGTTGTACTGCTTGCCGTTCCTATTACTTTAACTTTGCCCTCCTCAACTATCCCGGTTGCTAAAGTATAATTTAAATTTGTTGGTGAACTTTGTTCGTATATCTCGTAAGAATAAAACCCATTTAAAGGCAAATAAACCTCCGATAATGTCAATGTTGGATTTAGTTTTTCAGTGATTGTAAACCTATTATAACGATCCGTATGCAATGAAGTATCTTGAGCAATAAATGTATAACTGATCTTAGACTCATCATTGATAAATCTAAACAAAAACAAAGGATTTGTTAAAGTACACTTTTCAGTTAGCGTTAAAACAATAATGTTACTTTGATTCTTTATTAATTTTATCACGTTTTGGTTTTTTAATTTCAACTTCAAAAAGAAAAGTATATTTATATTGTTTAAATATCTCGATATTTTCCTCATTGATTTTTATGATCTTGTTAAGCTCCTGGCTAAACATATCCTTACCGATAAATTCCGATTTTAATTTCATTTTTTCTTTGGTTGTGATTCTTCTACTTCAAAAATATAATTGATGCCTAAAGATTTTAATAGTTCTATATTAGATTCTTTAACTTCGATTTTATTGCCTAATACAGTTGAATAAATTTCAAGTCCTAAATACTCCGGTTTGATTTTCATAGTGTCTTTTATTTATAAATATAAAATGATTGATTTTGTACCAAAAAATAAAACCGTAACACCTATTAGATGTTACGGTCTTTAAATTCTTTAAAAAAATATTAAGCTCCAGTTACCGCAGCAACCGCAGCAGCTGAAATTTCAAACATTGGTTCGGCTTCCTTAGAAATGAAAGTAAGCTCATAACCGTTTCTGTCTGCCATTGCAGTCCCAGATGTATGGCTTGAAGGTGCCATTTCTGCACCAGCATATTGACCCATCATCCAATACTTACCGTTACGATCTTGTATGATAATAGCTAATGAATTTTGAGCTAATAATCTAATTTGATTTCTTAACGGGGTATCCGATTTATTGAAAACAGCCGTTAAAGTTGTCTCATAGCCTCTAGTTCCGTTAACATCAGATACTTGAATTGCTTCATTGTAACTAGATGTTTCTTTCACTTGATCATAAGCCCAAAATTTAGTACTTCCCACCATTGATACAGTTGTAATTACGTCAGACGTAAATACGTATGGTGTTGTAGCATTTAAATTTGAAAAACTAGCTATTAATATTTTTTTTAAACCTCCGATTGAATCCCGGCAATCAACCGAAAAACCGGATATTACTGCACATGCCATATTTATAAGTTTTAAAAAAGGGGGTATTTTACACCCCCTCTTAAGTTAGTATTAAGCAGTTAATTCAAAGTTTGCAACTTGTGAAGGGAAAGCAACTTGAGTTCCTATTTTGAATGCACACATTAAACGCACCTCATCAGCTTCTTTTGCAAAGAAAATCTCAAATTTTTCTTCTTCATTCATTAAGTCAACACCCATGAACATGTTAGATTTTCTACCTGCAATTATTCTAGAAGTACCATTAAGACCGTTTAAAGCAACTAGTTTAATGTTTGTTCCAGGAATGAATAATTCGAAGTTGATAGCATCAACACCATAATGATAAAGATTTGCAGTTTTTAAAGCAATAGTAAACAATCTGAAAACATCAGTTCCACAAGCGATAAAAGTATCTTCTTTATCCAAAACTTCTACCGGAATAGTTTTGTAAACCGCGTCAATTATAGCAACAACATTAGAAACAGTGATTGCAGTAACCGGGGCAGCAAAGAAATCAGATGCAGCTTTAACAACTTTTGCAACAACCAAAGAAACAGATGCAGCAGCATTACCGGTTAAAGTAATAGAAGTATTGTTAGTTACAACTGAAACAGTGTAAGTATTTGCACCGATAACTAATTTATCTCCGGCAGCAACTTGAGTTAAAAATAAAGTTGAAGTACCGGTAACAGTTGCAGAACCGGAAGTGGTTGCAACAGTTCCAACGATTTTTTGAGCGTTAACGTTAGCAGCTGAATAGGAAGCATCAATAACTTTCAAAAGTCCATCAAATTTATTTAGGTTAGCCGTTCCGCTAGCCAAATCACCTTGCCATAATGCAACTTCTACCGCCTTAGATATTTGAGATGCTTTCTCTTCTGCATAGATTTGTTCAAATGGAATTGAATCATACATTGAACCCGGGGCTAATTGAGTTTGAATATATTTAGCCTCTAAAGTTTTAGGGCATAAAGCCTCTTGTACTTTGATAGCACCTACTGTTATAACTCTTTGAGTTAATGCAGTTGTACCGGAAGCATTGAATCCACAACCATCGGCTTGGAAAATAGCATCTGATTCAAGGATGTTAATAGCAGCAGCCGATTTAACGCCAGCTTGTAAAGTTAATAAAGATGCAGTTTTAGCACTTAAAACCGCTTTTCTAATTAATGGGAATCTTTGCTCGTCTGTATAATTCGCAAGCGTACCTACTGAAAATGCCATATTATTTGTTTTTAAATTTGTTGATTAAATTGTCCAATTCTTGTTCTCTTGATATTGATTTTTTGAAAGGATTATTTGATCTTATTGCAACCGGATTTTCGCTCGGTACGTTAGCCAACTTTTCAACAATTGAAAATGTTTCCTTTACTATTTCTTTTAATGCTACATTATCCGCTGACAAAGTTTCATTTGATTTGCTAAACTCCTCAAATTTAGATTTAAGATCTAAAACTTCATTTTTCAAGGCTTCAAAATCTTCTTTACTTACTGATTCAACAGCTGCCATTGGTTGCTCAATTGGTGCCTCTTCAGCTTCCGGTGCTTCCTCTTCTTTGCTTTCTACTTCGATAATTATTCCACTTTCAACTTTTACCTTAGTTCCATCTTCAAGCTCATGCTCACCATCTGGCGCTGGCAATTCGTTTCCTGCTTCGTCAATAACCATTAAAGGCATACCAACTTCAAGACTTTCGTATCTTACTATAGTTCCGTCCATTAACTTAGCATCAATAAATGTTTGCTCGGTTGTTGGCTCAGCGTTGAACTTGCTTACAAGTCCGCTTAATTTTTCGATTGCTTCGTTTAAGTTCATAGTTATGTTTTTAATTTAAAATATATAATTATTAAAAATGTACCATTTTATTCAATGGCCTTTATTATCTCTATTATCTCATTAATGGCCTTTTGTTCTTTGTCTACATAAAATAAATGGTCAAACGCCCCTTCGATACTAAAGCCTTTAAATTCACCCTCTTTTATTCGTTTCCAAATATCCGCGTTTTCTACCTTAAACGATCCGAACCAACTCCCATCGGAAATACCCTCAAAGCCTTTTGGTGGATTAATACCTTTATCTCTGTTTATTATGTATGATTCAATCATGTAAGCCCCTTTAACAACTTGACTAGCATCGTGCATAAGGTTAACATTGTGAATCATGCCCGATTTAAAAAACTTGTTTACTATTTTTTCAATAGTTTCGGCAGTAAACACCGCGTAATATTCTCCTAAAATTGCATCTTGTCTGTAAATCGGTAAATCTGCCACCATGAGCGGACCAGAAACAATCTGTTTATCCTCATTAGCTATGAATGTTTGTTGCTTGTTAAACGCAACCCAATTGCGTTCTATTGCCGGACTATCCACAAGTGCAACAAAGTTTACCCCGGTGTCTTTATCGTCTTCGTTAATTTCTAAATTATAAATTGGTAGTTTCATATTGTCGCGTTTTCTTTGATTGAATTAACTCGTTTTTGTGTACTTGTGATATCACTTTCAACAACAATGGCTTTAACTGTTGTTACTTGCTCCCTTAGCATTGTAGATTGACTTCCTGGTAAAATAGGCGCGCCCGTTTGCATCTGTTGGCCTGGCGCTCCACCACCTCCTAAAGTTGGAACTGTTCCGGTCGCGTTACCACTTGATAAAATTTGTTTTGCCTTGGCAGCGTTAGCAAAAATCATTGCAGCGATACCAGCATACTTAGCAACCCCGGCAAGTCCACCCGTGGCCACGTTGTCAGGTGAAGGTGATTGTGTTACCGATAAAGCTTTACTCAATGCCGTGGCCGTATCGATACCGATTTGAATTAATGCCATTGCCTTGTTGAATTTAACCGCCTTAGCTGAATCATTAATGATTAAGTTACCCAATGATGTTAAAGTACTCTGTAAGTCATTAGCTATCTGTACCTTTGCATCTCTAACCCTTATCTCTTCGGCAAGCTCCTCTTCTTTGTAAAGTTTCTTAGTTTCAAGCTCCGCAGCTGCTTGCTCCTCAACTAACTTGGCGGATTCAATTGATCTTTGTTGATCATCTGCAAACTTTTTATCGGCCTTAGCTTTTTCGTCTTCGGCTAGTTTATCTTTATCAGCTTGTAATTCCGCTTGCCATTCTTTTTCTTTTGCTCTCCTAGCATCTGCAGTTGTTTTTAGTTCTGCTGCTGCTTCTTTTGCTTTTTCTTTTTCTTTATCTCTTTCGCTTTTATAAAAAGTATTTTTTATAACTCTTTCATCAAATTCTATTTTTCTAATTTCAGAATAATAATTTTTTTCATTTTCTCTTAATTGATCAAATCTTTGTTTTTCATCATCTGAAAATTCTTCACCAGCTTTTCTTCTTTTTTTATAAGAATCTATTAATATTTGATCAGTTTCTCTTTGTCTTTCTCTAGCTTCTAATTGTAAAGCGTTTATTTTTAATTCTCTTTCAAAAAGTTCTTTATCAGATTCTCCTTTTAGTTCAGCTATTTTTAACTCGTTTTTTGCACGTTCAATTTTATCATTTGAACTACTTTGTTCTTTTTTTGCTAAATAATCAAGTTTTGCAGTATAATCCTCAGTTGATTTAGTTGTTAATCCTATTGCCTGGGTTAGTTCGTCCCAATATGCAATAACACTACCTAACACAACTATGAAGGCACCAATTCCGGTGGCAATTAAAGCTCCTTTGAATACCTTTAAAGCTAAACTAGCTCCATTAGTAACAAATGTACTTATTGCCGTGGCCGCTGCCCTTCCTTTTTCTGCTATTGTTATCGCAGTGATTCTTAGCGCTGATTCTTTTTCTAAAACAGATCTTATTTCCTCAACACTTGCCAAGGTAGCTTGAACAGCTTGCAACTTAACAAGAGTTTTTTGTAAATCCTCCGATTCACTACCAACTAAGGCCATTACACCCTGGACAGCTCCAAATCCTGCTACTATCCCGCCTCCTAATTGCAAAGATGCTTGTAAGGATCTCCCGTCTTGCCCGGTTGTTTTAATCGCTGCTTTTAAATCCAATAACCTATCTTTAAGCTCCCCGGCTTCGCTAAGTGCTTGCCTTCCTATTGGTGAATTTTCACCCGCTTGTAAAGCTAAATCCTGGTATTGTTTTAAAGCTTTATTAAGCTCCTTAAACCCGGCTCCATCGGTGGCCTTCTTTATGTCTAATAATTGCTTTTCATATTCATTTGTCGCAGCTGTTGCGCCCTCGGTGGCTTGTGTTACCTTATTAATCTCGGTAACCGCTCCGGCAGTCTTTACGTTAAATTCTAAACTTACTACTTTATCTGCCATTTAATATATATAATTATTCAAAAAAAAATATATCAGTAAAATCTAAAATTTGGTATTCTGTTAATATATCAATAGTGCTATTTCCTAGTGTTGGATTAGCTGATGTGTATATCTGTAAAGCTGCATTTTCTAATATACCGGTATTTGTGGCATTATCAGTAAATTCAAAATAAGTATAAAATTTACCAAACCTTGTAACTGTTGAAGCTAGAAATTGTTGATTCATTTCTCCTATTTCACTACTTGCCCCATTAATTTTTAACCACATAGTTCCGATAGTACTATAAGCAGTCGTGTTAAAATTCAAACGAGCATAAACATTTTTAAGCCAAATTGATTTACCAGCTCCAGGTGCAGGAACTAAAGTAATTGGTGTCGTTCCTAATAACTTGATTTCAGCACTTGTTAATGTTCTTTGCGCATATTTATAAGTCCCTATTAAGCTATTCTGTAAAGGAATCTCTTTAACATCACTTCCTAGCCTTACAAATGCCCGTTGGTCAACTGTATTAACAAATGTTTCACCGGAATAAATATCTGTTGCCGTCCAGGTGCCGTCTGTATGGTTACTTGTGGCCGGTATTGTTGGAACCTCTCCGGCCGTTGTTGATCTCTTTAATAATATTCTCGAATCTAGTATGTTCATTAGTTTAATCCTCCATTTACAATTAATATTTCGCTCGTTGCGCTGATACTTCTTACTTCATTTAACCCACCTTCAACTATTGCCGGGCTTCCATTTAATGAACTACCTACCATATTGGCACCGCCCTCAACTGTTGGGACTTGTGATTGTGCATTGTTGTATCCCTTACTTACTCCTGTACTTGGGGTAAATGGATTACCAACTTTTAATTTTAATAACTCTACTTTACAAAGTTGTGTTTGTGTCCTATCTGCATCAATAATTTTATTAAGTATATAATACTGATTATCTATAAATATCTTTTTTGCAAAATTGATATTAAACAAATCCTGAGCAGTCAATAAAACCTCTAATTCCACAAGCTTACTGTCAACATCTGAAATCTCGCTGATCATTTTATAATAATACAAATTATAAAGATTGTTATTGGTATAATTAGCCGGATTCATTGTCCAATAGATTTCTTGTGGCGCATCAAAACATAAATCACTTGTTGGGTTGTCAGCATCATTAATCATTCCGGCAAATGGGTAGGTGTTTTTTAAAACACCTCCATAAATTGAGCTATAAAACGTGAATGGCTCGGTAAACTTTAAGCCCGCATATTGCAAAATCCTAATATTACTTCCGGTGCGTTGTATATTATCATTTACGATAATAGGATAAATCCTTGGACTTATAGAATCTTTATCTGGTCTATAATTTGGGGTTGCTGAAAATAACGGCTCAATCTTTTTTTCATTATTTAAAAAGTCGTTATCTATAATTAATTGTTTTGTCCCGTAACTTTCGGAATAACTGTTTCTGTACCTCTTATTGTAATAGTCTTGATCGTCTTTATAGCTAAAAGTTAATTTCTTAAAATCCAATTCACCTAGTGGTGTTATTTTCCAGGGTGTATCTCTATTTACTTTATCACTCCAATTTAACGTGTTTGTTTCGTCCGAATAAAACGTATCCCTTGGTTTGATTATTAAGTTTTTAATATTGTTTTTGTCCGGCTCAATATAAAGATTGAACATCTTAATAATACCGCTTATAAAATCTTTGCAAAATACATTTTCCGGTATAATTGAGCTTATTGTAATAGGTGAGTTTTCACTTAATTGCTCAACGGCGGTTACTTTAAAGTAAGAATCGTTATCAATTCCGAATGATGCCGTCCCGGTTGTTCCACTTGCTGCAGTTGTAAACTCCCAAAGGTTAAAAACATGAAGTTCTGTTTTTATAACATCTCCAGCATTTAAGTAAACCCGTTGTTGCCATGGTGTTTTTACCGGCAAAACACTAACCGCATCATTTATTAATAAAACTCGTTTATCTTGTGCTAAAGTTAACCCCGTTGTTAGATTCTTTAAATTTATTTTATATTCTAAATATCTGTTAGCTACTGCACTTGTTCCGGTTGGAAAAGTTACAATATCGCTGCTTGAACAGTCGAAAAACAAATTAATATCGTAAAGTCCATTTTTAGGCGCTTGAAATCCCGTTAAAACAAAATTATTATTTGGATCGCTTACCTCTTTTGTCCATTGCCAAAATGAAAAAGTATGCTCATAATAAAATCGTTTTGGTGATATATCATACCTTCCAATAGTAACTGTATTTAAATCATCTGCCAACATACTAACCGATGCAGATCTTTGTAATATATCAGTTGGTGTTAATTTTAAATTTTGTTTATTGAATGGTATTATTAAAGACTTGAAAAAATCGGTATTAAAAAAAGCACTTGTATAGGTATAACCGGAACTTGCAAAAATAGTATCTATGTATTGTTTAACATAAATGGCAGGAAAAAAGTCCCTAACGTCCCATCGTTCTTTCATAGGATCTAAGTTAGTCCCGTAGTCAATCATTGGGTACACATAACCTATGCCCTTTGTTGCGGACCATGAGTTACTTATATTAACTTGGCTCCAGTCGTGATCATAAGCTGATAAATTTAAATCTGTTAGCTTATCGTTATTAATACTAAAAAATAAATCGGAAGTTTCACCAAATACCACACAATTATAAACGATCTCACCGTTTTCTAAATAGCTAATATCAACAAGCCTTAAAGATCCTTTTAAAATCTCTACTGAATCCTCAAGAATTAAACAATCTGCTTTTTTGTTAGGATTAAAATCCGTGGCGTATTGCGTTACCTTGCTAATATTAAAGATGTTAGCAAACAAAGTATTATTTGTCTTAGTTCCAGGAAGCGCAATAGTCTTGGTAAACGTGCCCTCCCTCTTTTCCGGGTTACGAATATCTGCAATACTATAAGTTATCGGTAAACTTATGTTTTCCAATAAATTTAAACTTTGGTATTTTGTGGCCCCAAATGGCTTTACAAATAACTCAACCACGTTGTCTTGTTTTTATATATGATTTTTCAATAGTGATTTGCAAATTAAACAACTTATCGTTAACTGTTTTCTTTACCTCGTATGCCGTGTCAACTATATTAACTACTTCGATACCGCTAGCCGTTTCCATGTAGGTAATAGGTGAGCTTATTAGCTCTTCAAGCCATGCTGACTCCGCTTCGGTTATCCAATTACTATTTAAAATCATAGTTTCAGAAACTTGGGTATCGTATATAATGTTAGCCCTTTGAAAATCTGTATAAACATAACTACTCCCGGAAAAGCCCCCTACATTACGACGGTATTTCTTTCTTTCTATTGAGTTGTTTTCTCTACTCAATAAATCAAAGGTAAACGCATCATAAGCCCCTAACTTATTAAGAAAATAAATCCTTTTAGATTCGTACTTACTGCAAGATGTATCAATATTAAATCTAACCGGAATACTCTCCGCGCTTCCCGTTCCAAATGTCTTGATAATATAGTAAGCCGTTGTGCTTGGTATTATATTACCTTGGTTTTGGGTAATAGATTCTAAATTAACATTTAATATACTATTTAGGTTACTTGCTCCGGCCGGTATATTTATAAACCTTGCAGCGGTGGAACCAGGAAGTAAAGCATCGTTTGGATTCTTAATATAAGTTGTTTGAATTAAGGTACCAGCAGCGTTATAAGCCAAAACAGTTATGTTTGTAACGGCGCCTATCTCACCAACTAAGGCACCCACGCTTGCCTTTTCTGTTATCTTTATTCTTTGTGCTAAGTTATTAGTCAATAATTGACTTATGCCAATTTCTGAACCCATTATTCTATATTTGCTTACAAAGGTATAATCCACCCATTCCGGCTGATCAAGTGATGCAGTCCAGCAATAAACATTTGGTGAAGTACTTCCAGCATAATATGTTAATGTAGTTCCGTACTCCTCACCATAAGTGATATTAATTTTTAAGATGCTTGAACTTGCCGATAAAACAGTTATATTATTATAAGGAAAGTTTTGAGTAACGTAATTTTCAGCGATCCGTTTAGCATTAAATAACCCGTAACCATTGTCAGGCCTTGCCGGTATCCTATGCCTTGATACAGTTACCCCGTTAATTATAACGTCAAAGATATAATTAAAATTAGGCTGTGCCGTTTGGTTAGAACTCAACACATAATTAATATCGTTATAAACCGGCGTGTATTGTATCGGTTCTTGTAGTACTGTTATTGCCATTATTCTTTTATTGAAATTATTACGTCTTGTTTAAATGCCTCTGCTATGTCTTTTCTAAATTTATCGAATCGCTCCTCGTTAACTACATCTGAATAAAAGTTAGTGGCTTTTAAACCTTTTCGCCTTATACCCTCGGCCATTAAAAAAGCTGCTTTTTCTATTTCGCCCTCGATAGTTTCTTTTTCAACTGTTGAAGGTCTTTTTTTAATTATTTTACCAGTCTTTTTATTAATTATAGGGTTTCCTTTTGAATCCCTTTTAATTAAATCTATTGACGTTTTAATCATTAATGGCTTATCTCTTATCCATTGTTTTAATTTACTAACCGGTGGTAATTTATCCCCGTATTGATAGGGGCTATTAGGTGCTTTTAATGAGCTATCTTTTCCTTTTACCCCTTGGTCTACATACTTATAATATGAATCAAGCATTAACTCGAATACTATTCCCGTTTTTAAAATATGTAACGGCTCAAAAGTAATAGATTGACTTAAATTGTCAGTTGCATTTATACCGCGATCTCTTAAATTAGATTGTAAATCCTTTAAAATATCACTTGCGAAGTCAAACACTAACTCTCCAACCTTATTAAAATCTATTTTTCCTTTTGGCATGATCAAGTATTTCTTTTTCCTCTTGTGCTTTGTCTTTAAAGTATGCTACCATATTTAAAAACCACACTATATTTTTATTAAGCAATTCTTCAAACTTCAAAACATCACCCTTGGCAAGCATATCTAGTACCCCAAACCATCCCCATCGTTGATTGAAGCTTGAGTCATCTCTGTTACTAGTGCCTTCTGTTGCTGAATTGTAAAGTCTAGTATATCGAGCGTCAAATCTTTTAATAGATTCGAAAAAAAAAGCGCGAATCCATATACGTCCGCAATATTTAGTTTGTCTTGGAATACCCTCGCCCTAGTGGCGTGCTTCATTCCGTCATACTCTTGCCCCTCCTCAATATAAATAACCGCCATAATATTGGCTAAGTTTTCAAATATCAGTTCACTATCTTTACAAAATGTTTTAATATCAATATATTGCCCGGCTGTCAACTTAGTAACATCAATCACACCCCTATAAGTCTGCCCGTTAATATTGATCACATTCTTAATCTTTGTTTCCTTCGGTAACTCATTTATGAATGAGATATATTCTATTGCCTTTTTTAAATCGTTTATGGGCATCTTCATGATTAAACCAGGCTTCTCATTGCTTAGTATCGAAATAATGTCTATATAACGCTCAATAGCGTCGGTGTCTTCTTGTTGTAACTTGCTTTGCAGTTGTGCGAATTGTTTTAAATTCACGGCTTCCCAGGTTGTTGGCAAATTAATCTTCATAATAATAAATATATAATTTGTGATATTGATTTTTATCTAATTAAATAAACTCCGCTTGATATCATTTCTTTTTTAGCCCTCAAACAAATACATAAACTCATAACCATGTCATCATGTAGGCCATTAGGTGCGCTATAATGAATTTGTCTAGTCTTTAGGTTGTATTCATAGGTAAAGTAATTTAACTCGTCTATAAGGTCGCTATTATCTGGTATTGATATCTCTCGATTCTCAAAGTTAACGATTAACTCCTCAACAATAGACTGTTTACTTTTGGCCGTTGTTACGAATGGTTGTATTTGATTTTTATTGTAATTAACCGCGTTCTTTATCTGCTCAAATATAGCATCTTGCGCTCCATTAGTTTCTATTAATGTTTTAGGCTTGTAAACATTCAACACCTTAACCACGTTATTAATAATTGCGCTCCATTCCATATGTCGCCATCGTTCACAATAAAACACTTCATTCCGTTCGTTAATTATTGTTAGGACTGTATAATCATCAGCACGGCCTAAATCTATCCCGGCATAACAGTTAGGCGTGGCATTGGATAACTTAACGCATTCTCTTACGTTCTTAAATACCGCGCTTCCATCGTCTAGAAACTCCGCTAAATATTCTTGCCTAAATACATGATCTGGTAAATTACGCCTAGCGTCTTCAAGTTCTGACGGGTCTATCTTTGGGTTATCGTAGGAAGTACCGGCCATGGAATAATAAGCCTCGTTTTCTTTCGATTGATTAAACAACTCAAAGAAATGATTTTTACCCTTCGGTGTTGAAATGATTAATACCTTTTTACCCTTAACGAGTACAGTTGCTTTTAAAACTTCCGTCCAGGCCTCTTTTTTTATAAACGCGAACTCATCACAAATAAGATAGTCAAATGTATTACCCCTTATATTGTCGTATCGCTCCGCACTAAAGAATTGAATTGTGGAACCATTGGCAAAGGTTATTATTAAGTCTGATTTGTTTGATTCACTAATATAAGGACTGTTTGCAATGGCTTTGAATATTTCACCATAAACTTTTTTACATTGAGAATAAACCGGACTTATCCATCCTATCTTACAACCTGAGTAATTAATAGCCCAGTATAATAACTGATTTTCTGCTAGTAATGTTTTCCCGAACTGCCTTCCGATTGATACAACATAATACTTTTGCCCGCCGGTGTTAATGGCGTTGTGTATCTCCCTCTGCTTGGCGTGTGGCTTGTAAAGTGTTAACATAATATTTATTAGTAGTCAGGACAGGATTCGAACCTGTATATTTGTACGACCTCATTTATAACCTTATCATTAGGGTAATGTAGGTCTCTGAGAACATTCCTTTTTCTAATGACTTAGTGTCGCTGCGTCTACCAATTCCGCCACCTGACTATTTTATTTACTCAGTTCCGAAGTCTGCTTTGAATGTCATTGAACCATCAACTTGCTGCTTATCTGTCATGCCTAGTTTGTTCTTAGCATAGAAAATACCTTTGCCTTCATTGGCCACGATATCAATGGCTAAAGACTTAAAAAGCTCATCAATACTTTTAATAGTGTTACTTTTATTAGTGTTTTCAGACTTCAACCATTCATAATAAGTCTTTCTATTTATTGATTTTCCTTTATTAAATGGAAGCCAAATATTAAGAAAGTAAGATATAGTAGGAATATGTCTATCCCTTTGATTTACTAACTTACCGGATCCGCTAACTACTTCTTTTGTATTATCTAAACATACTTTAATATATTCCTCAGCATATTCCGGAAGCTTATCTATAAATTCTTGTGGTATCATATAGTAAATAATTTGCCAACTCCTGGCAGTTGTTTAATAACATCGGGATTATTATCATAATGTGTTTTAATATCTAAATCTTTAACTTTAAAAACTTTCATGTCATTGCTTCCCATTGCATAGATTCTAAACGTAGGTATTCCAACCTCTTCGGCTATCTTATACATCTCTGCTTTGTTGTCTCTTGCTGATATAATATAAAGCTGAGCATCTTTAAAAGACTTGGCTAGTTCCTGACCGGCTGCCGTTGATAGTGTACCGTCAAAGTCAAAGGAAATTTTATCTACTGCCATTTTTTCATTTGTGTATATTGATTGACATACCGCGTAACGTTGCATATTATCCGGATAATCTTGTTTCATTTTATTGTCATCCATACATCTGATAAGATAATCACCTTTTTGTTCTCCTTGTCTAGGCTTCGGCATCTTGTTTTATCTTAAGTAAGTTAAATAAATTCTTAAACATATCAATAATACAAGTTTTACAATGTAGGTTAGGAAAAGGTAGTTCCGAATATAATTCTTTGTGTACTCCTCCCAATTCTCTAAGTTGATATATATCAAGGTTGCTCATGTAACCAGCTATTTTATAATTATCCCAAACTTGTTGATAATGTTTAATTATTCTTTGTTGTTGCTCATTCATTAGTTAAGTGATATTTGGGTGAAGCAAAATTTAAAATTCAATCCGGCATCGTAATTATAGCCGTTCTTATAAAGTGTGCAACTATAATCTAGGAATATTTTAATATAAAAAACATCTTCGGTTTCCACATTATAATTTATTTTCAAGGTACCAACCTAAAACGGGGCTTATCCCTATAATGATAAATATATTTTCCGGTGAATTGATTAGGCAGTAAGATAAAGCAATCCAAAATGAAAGGCATGGGGTACAGTCTAAAGGCTTAATACGATTAAACCCGGTATAATGTTTAACTAGATTAATCCACCCGCTTACAGTCGTTATAAAGAAGGCTATGCAACTAATTGATATTATCTCGAATAAAGTCTTTAACATGGTTTACAGTTCGGCTAATTGAGTTAAAAGGTATATTAGTTTGTTTGCTTAGTTTGCGATAACTTCCACTATCAATATAGGCCTTAAATAGTTCCCTATCATACCAATGAAGTTTCTCTAGTTGTTTATTTATCTTATCAATAGTTAAATCAATCTCATGATTATAATCTTCACTAATAATAAAATCTATTTCTTTCGGTCTGTATTTCTTTGCAAAAGGTGAACTATTACTATTAAATTGATTTGTTAATGTCTTAACCAGGAACCATTTATAATAACCTTTATTGTATATTGATACTAACTTTTCAGGGTTATATTCTAATAAGATGAGCATTAACTCCTGGAATAAGTCATCTGCTAGGTTACCCCCTATTTTTTTGCAAATCTGTTTTAATTCCTTGTCCTGGCTTGTTTTTGTAATAACGTCGTAAAAGTTCATCTAAGTTTTTTATTGCCTCTTCTTTTGTTGCGTTATACTTATCATTAAGTTCCTGGCCATCACAAATCCAATTTAAAGTGCGCTCCCATTTAATTCTCGCTTTCATAGTGCTAAATTAATATAATTTTCTTATTAATAACTAATTCTTGAATAATATTATAAGGCTGGCTTATTAGTTCCACCGGCTCCGGCTCCTCCTTGATCTCAATAAACTCAACATCGCAAGGCTTGCCACCTCTGAACCATACATTTACGATCTTAAAAGTTCTGTTGTCGGACGTTCGGAATCTGTCGTTTTTAATCATTTTAAATGTTTATAAATTGTTTTCCTGCTAACTCCTAAAATCTCTGCTAACTCTGCCCTATTAAACTCCGGGTTTTCTTTAAAGACTTCCAAAACTTTATCTTTAATAGTTTTGTTTTGATTTAAATTAATTACTTTCTTTAATTCGTTGTTATCAATACTATTAATTTTTATCTTCTTAGCCATTGCAATAAAATACTTACTTAGTTTCTCGGCTTTTAAAATACTTTCTTTATTAACTAGTAATATATTACCATTATTGTCGTAAAGATTGTTTAAAGCGTTTAAAAGTAGGCTAAAACGCGGTATATAAGTTTTCTGTTTAGGTAACATGCTTTTCATGTATTCATTTTCAGCATCTGAATTTTGAATTTCTGTTATCTCGTTAAAAATTCTTACCCATTCCTTTTTTGCTTCTTGATCAAAGTAAGCCGTGTTTGAAACAATATCCCCGTTATTATCAAAATTAATAACCTTGTATTTTATCGTATTATAAAAGTTTATAATTGAATTATTAAACCATTCTAATAAATCATTGTCGATGTCTTTTTCGCTGTATTTATCAATATGCAAATCCGGGTAACTTAAAAGCATTCTATCTACAAAGCCGTTATCTTTATTCTCCTCAGTATAGAAAGAGTTAAATATATTTGGTTGGATACCGCCCAACACCGGTACACATGGCTTGTCTACAAATGAACTCTTGGCTGTCTTTCTGTTTAAATTAACTGCCTTACCACTCCAGGAACTTAACCAAAATTCTAAGTCCGAACCGGCTCTGTATTTATTCATATCCTTAAACCACCCGGCTAATTCGTCTTTAAATACACCAACTGAATTTTTACTCTCCTGGTGCAAATCTACTAAGGCCTCAATAGTAATATCGTTTGCAATAAATTGAGTTTTCTTAGGATCTTTAATTTCCTCTTTGTATTCTTTTTCTTTTTTATCTAGTTTCTCATAAGCATCAAATTTTTCTTTTTGTTTTATGTAAGTCTTAATTTCTTTATTATTTAAAGTTAATAAAGGATTAATAATATTACTTATGCTCGGTGTCTTACCAATACCGGCCTTACCTACCAAAGCTATCCATAAGGTGCTTATTTCAGTCCACCCCTTTTTTACTTCTATCTCAACACTATTACCAATTATTACAGATGCTAACCAAAGCATGGAGCAACCCATGTAATCCACTGAGCTATTTAATGTCTTATTACATTCTATGATGTAAGACTGCATCGGTAAAGGGAATATGTCAATAGGGAAAACAAGGTCGTTTATTTCAATGTTTGGTTTATCTTTTATCTCTATTTCTTTTACTAACC